GAAGCCGCGTTCCACCGCCAGGCTATCCCGCGAAATCCTTTCACCACAAAACGAATCGATAAGTTATGACTAAGGGCGGACAGGGCTCGACACGGGCTCTCAGGGTCGTATCAGAGACGGGCATAGACGAACAGGGATTACTCCCGTCTAAATCTCCGCTTATTGGCTCAGTTACGCCTAGAATCCATTCTAAGCTCAATGATCTGCCATCTAAGGGCTCGGAGATCATAGAATTCGCGACTCGCATCGGGCTCGACTTGATGCCGTGGCAAAGATTCGCGCTAGAGGCGGCTCATAAAGTTAAGCCGGATCAAAGGTGGGCTCATCCGGAGATAACGATCGTGGGAGCCAGACAGAATGGGAAATCCACGCTTTTGGTTATCCGGGCGCTGGCCGGACTTTTCCTGTGGAATGAACCGCTTCAGATTGCTAGTGCTCACAGACTCTCGACATCGCTGGAGCTCTTTAGGCAGATTGTTAAAATAATCGAGACCAATGATGAGCTCAAAGAGCAAGTTCAAGTTATTCGCTGGGCTCACGGATCCGAGGAGATAGTTACAAAAGCTGGCAATCGCTACATGATCAAGGCATCCAACTCGGCGGCGCGTGGAATTTCCCGGCCAGAGGTGGTCTATATGGATGAGCTCTCCGAGATGCGCGATCTAGACGGGTTCGCCTCTTTGCGCTATACGATGATGGCTTCTCGAAATCCGCAAGTATGGACATTTTCCACGGCTGGCGACCAGACTTCGGTAGTCTTGAATCAACTCCGGGAGCGAGGCTTAGCGGCGATGGTAGGCGGCGGCACAGACCCTATCTGCTATCTTGAATGGTCTGGCGCGACTGATGATATTTATAATCAAGACAACTGGGTCGCAAGTAATCCGGCTCTAGGCCACACGATCCATGAGGATAATATCCGGAGCATCCTAAATGATCCGCCGCATGTGGTACAGCAGGAAGTCTTATGTAGATGGATCCACCAAAAAGACGCTGTGATCCCGTCGGTTCAATGGGCGGAATGTGGGCAGGATGGAATCGAGCTAGATCCCGAGAGGCTGACTTGGTTCGGCCTAGATCTCTCGCCAGATCGCCGGGCTGGAGCCCTTTGCGCGGCTCAGAGAATCGATGGCGATAATTTCGTGATTAAACTTCTTAGAACATGGGAGAATTCAGTCTCACTCAATGACCTAGCGATGGCCAACGACATCGCCGATCATTATCGGAAATACAATGTCCAAGTCATCGCCTATTCAAAGCGAACCGCTACATCGGTGGCCGGGCGCTTGGTTCCAGCCGGGATTCCCATAATGGACTTTGACGGCCATAATTACGCCACCGCCTGCGATCAGCTTCTCTCAGCCGTTACATCCAAGAGGCTACGCCACGGAAATAATGATGAGCTAACTAAACAGATCCTCTCAGCCGTTCGCCTGCCTATGGGCGATGGTGGCTGGATTATAGGACGGCGCGCGTCTCAGACCACAGTCTGTGCGGCTGTGGCCACCGCCTTAGTTACAAATTATGCGACACGCCCAGAGACGGAGATAGACATTCTGGTCGTGTAGGTGTAGAGGACAGGTCTAGACTCTACGGCATGGCGCTCAAGGACTTATTTATCACAAAATCCGAGCCGGTTAAATCTGGCGCGGATGTAGAGGCATCTCTGGCTCCAATCTCGACGCTTGATTCAATGTTTAATATAAGCGGAAGCTACACGGCAACACGCGCAGAAGCGATGAGCGTTCCCACAGTCGCAAGATCTAGAGGAATCATAACTTCATCGATCGCTTCAATTCCGCTACAGGTTCGCACAAAGAGAGATGGCGCAAGGGTTGAGGACGCGCCTAAAGTTATCAATCAGCCGGATCCACGCATTCCCGGATCTGCTACTTACGCATTTCTCGCCGAGGATTTATTATTCTATGGCTATGCTTATCTCAGGATTACAGATATTTATGCCGACACTTACCGGATTAGATCAGCCGAGCGAATAAATCCAGTTCGCGTCGGTGTGATTACTAATTCAAAGGGAACCGAGATCGATGGTTACACAATCGACGGAAGTAGAATTCCCAATGAAGGGATCGGCGCTCTCGCAGTATTCTATGGAAATGATGAAGGCTTACTTCTCAGAGCTGGTCGAACAATAAGAGCCGGCGCAGAGTTGGAACGCGCGGCGGCGATGTACGCAAGAGAGCCAGTCCCATCGATGGTCTTAAAATCAAATGGCGCGGCGCTTCCGGCAGATCGCATCTCTAAATTACTGGAGAGCTGGTCTGTGAGCAGGCGAAATCGCTCAACGGCTTTTCTCAATGCGGACATCGACATGGTATCTGTGGGATTCGATCCGGAGAAGCTTCAACTGAACCAAGCCAGATCCTATGTCGCGACCGAGTTAGCTCGCGCAACGGGAATCCCAGCATATTATGTGGACGCAGACTCCGGATCGAGTATGACTTATTCGAACGCAACAACGGCGAAGGAATCGCTAGTCAATTTCTCGCTTCGTCCACTAATGACAAGTATTGAGGAACGGCTATCGATGACTGGAATGCCAAACGATTTCGTTCCATCATCTCAAGAAGTTAAATTCAATCTTGATGACTACTTACGCGGATCAGCTCTAGAGCGCGCGCAGGTTTATGAAATTATGACTCGCGTCGGAGCACTAACGCCCGATGAAATACGAATGGAAGAGGACATGATCAGATGAAAATAACAAATAATCCGATGGATCTAACCTTCTCAATCAAGGTGGCGGCTACCGACTTTCCAAAGCGAGAGATCTCCGGTCGCATAGTGACATGGAATGAGACAGGAACAACTAGCGCCGGATCTACTGTATTTCTTGAGGATTCGATCACCTTCGGCGCTACTACCAAGCTTCTACTTGAACACCGCCGGGACAGTCCAATCGGATTCCTAAAGAGCTACACAAACACGCCAGAGGGAATCGATGCCGTGTTCTCTGTCGCTCAAACTAACGCCGGGAATGACGCGCTAGTCGAGGCGAGCACACAGCTTCGCGACGGCTTCTCTGTCGGGGTTCTAGCTGATAAATATAAGAATGTTGATGGCGTTTTAAATATCAGCGCGAGTAAATTAAAAGAAGTCTCGCTTGTAACAGATCCAGCCATCGCCAGCGCAAAGGTCGCTATTGCGGCAAGTGATAATTCTGAATCCGAATCGGGAGCTACGGATACAGATTCAACAAATCCAACTACAGAAGGAGAAAACGAAGTGGAAAACACTCCGACCGTTACAGAGGCTCCAACCGAAGCGGTTGAAGCTGTCCCACAGAGCATGGCCGCCGCTCCGCGTCCGGTTATGTTCACAGAACCACGATCTCCGATCATCTCGGGCGGCTCTTACCTAGAGCACACAATCAAGGCAAAGTTAGGGAACGAGGATTCCCGTCAATATGTTATGGCGGCAGATGATAGCTTCACAACAAACCCAGCCTTCTCGCCGATCGCTTATGTTCGCGATGTCGCAACTAACACCACCGGCATTCGTCCAACTATCGATGCATGCGGTGGAACTCGCGCTCTAGCGCCGTTTGGAATGCAGGTCTCGATTCCTAAGATCACCGCGAATTCAACTGTCGCAACTGTGGCAGAAGGCGGCGATCCAACTGGAACGACGGCAATAACCTCAGCTTTCGTCAATGCGACTGTCATTAAAAAAATGGGTTTCCAACGCTACAGCGTCGAGCTTCTAGAACGCTCGGATCCGAGCTTCTATGAAATCATGCTTCAAAATTTAAGGGAAGGCTACGCTCAAGCAACTGATGAGTATGTCATCGCTCAAATCGTCGCAGGTGGAACACAGGCCACGGCAACGGCGGCAACAAGCGCAGGAATCATCTCCTATGTATCGACTGAATCTCCAGCCGCCTATAACGCAACAAAGCGGATGGCGCGAGCTTATGTAGCTGGAACTTCGCAGTGGTCGCTCTTGATGGGCGCAACAGATACGACCGGAAGGCCAATCTACAACGCTCAACCATCGACACAGAATGCCGGCGGATCAGCGACTCCAACTTCACTTCGCGGAAATGTATTAGGACTTGATCTCTATGTCGATTCCAATATGGTTTCAACAACTATCGATGAATCTGCATTTATCATCGAGCCACGCTCTATCGAAATTTTCGAATCTCCAACGCTGACACTTTCCACGAATGTGCCAACAACCGGAGAGATCGAGCTGGCACTTTATGGATTCATCGCGGCTGGCGTAACTCAGGCCGGCGGCCTTCGTCGCTTTAACCTAACCTAAGTAAAAATAATCATCGGCTAGGTGCGCTCCCGTATTTAGCCGAGTCGAACGAGAGGATGAGCTCATGCCAGCAATAGTTACCGCCGCAGAATTGCGGACTGTTCTTGGAGTGAGCTCATCTCTTTATTCAGATGCTTATCTGGAAGGCATTATCGATTCGGCTGAGGGCGTGGTTTTGCCAATGCTTACGGCCTACCAGAGCGCAATCGCTGGCGTTTATCTTTCCAACAATGTCGCCTATTACTTGACACAGCGACCAAATCAATTCGTCGAAGGTCAGAGCGTGGTAGTTACGGGATGCGTTCCGGATCTATTTAATGGAACGATCACAATAACTAGCAACGCATCGAATCTCTATCCGCCATTTTCTTACGCTCCGCCATTCTCTTATTCTGAATTCTATTATTCTCCGCTCTATGTATTCTCAGCCGCGTTAGTCAATGCCGATGTCGAATTAAGAAATGTAATTCCTGCCGGAGTCGCTGTCCTATCCGGGGCAAGCGCGGCGACTCTCTACGCTGACAACGCGCCAGTCGAATCGGCGATTTTGGTCGTTAGCGTAGAAATCTTTCAATCCATCACAGCTCCCGGCGGTCAGATCGAGGGCGTAGATTTCGCTCCATCGCCATTCCGGATGGGTCGCAGTCTCCAGAACAGGGTCATCGGATTATTGAGCCCGTTCGTTGAAGTAGAGACAATCTGTCAATGAGCACGATCTTAGATACTGTCAGAGATCCGCTTCGGACTGCTCTACTTGGAGTGGCGGCTTCGGTCTATTCATCCGTTCCGGAAGCCGTCATTCCGCCAGCTTGCGTGGTGGTCTATGACTCTCCAATGATGGAGAGCACACTCATCGGAAATGGCGCCGTCAAAGTAAAGCTCAACTTCGTCGTTACTGCCGCTGTCGCCTATAACTCGAACGCCGGATCTCTAGACAATCTGGAGAAGTTACTCATCCAAATTCTCGGAGCTATACCTTCGGGATATGTGGTCGGAGATGTCCAAGCTCCATCCATTACATCAGTCGGAGCGAGTAATCTATTAGTCGCGGATTTATCCATCTCGACCTATTACACACAAACCTAAAGGAGCAAGAAATGCCAACAACAATCATCACCGGTCGCGATATAACTCTCACGCTCGCGTCCGGTGCTTACGATATTCAAACCACTAGCGCGGTTCTCTCGAACTCGCCAACGATTTCAACTTATCAGACACTCGATGGAAAAGCTTACAAGCACATCGATGATCAATGGACTTTAGATCTTGAACTTCTAGCAGATTATGGAGCTTCTGGCTCACTATTCGAGGCGATGTGGACAGCCTTTACAAGTGCTCCTAATACTCCTCTTGCCGTTACTCTAGTCGCGGCTACTGGCGCTTCATGGGCGTTTAATGTATTCCCGGTCGCTCCGTCGGCTGGCGGCGCGGCTCCAGATGCTCAGACCGACTCATGGTCGATGCTGGTCTCTGATACGCCTGTCCTTACAATCTCTTAACCAAAAGAATCGGGAGCAAAAATGAAACTAGCAATAGAGATCACTTATCAGTCCGGCGAGCTTGCGACCTACATCGCGGCTCCACCGGAATGGATGAAGTGGGAGCAGAAAACAGGATTCACGATTCAACAGGCAAGCGACAAGATAGGGATCTCGGATCTCCTATTTCTAGCCTATAACTCGATGAAGCGTGAAGCCGCTGGCAAGCCAGTCAAAGGCTACGAAGTATGGTGTGAGACTGTCGCAGATATTGAGGCAGGGAATACCGATAGCCCAAAAGCTACGCCGCCGGAAGCATAAATCGAACTCTCGTTGAGCTAGCAATAGCCACAGGGATTCCGATGAAAGAGTGGGACACGGCGGAAGCAATACTCACAGCGATAGAGATTCTGGAGAAGCGAGATGGCAAGTAAGAGCGGAAGCGGTGTCTATGCGATTACCATTGAACCGCTTGCGCTTAAAAGTCTCATCGGATTATTAAACGCGTTAGATAAAGAGACAGCGAACAAAGTCCGAGACGCGGCTCAGCCGTTGTCTAAAAGACTCGCTGGCCAGCTCTACCAATTCGGAGAGAAATCTCCAACGCCACAGACTCGGCTAGTCATGGAATCTATTTCCACGCCGCGCGATCGCTTGGTTCGGGTTGATATTGGCGGAGCTAAAAAAGTCGGGCGCAAGTATGGCGGCAGAGCTAGCAAGAGCGGAAAAGGTAACAGGGTCTCACAATCTGCCGCGCCTGCCGGAGCTCTCTTATGGGGCTCAGAATTTGGATCACAGCCTGGAGTCGATTCGATAGGCCGCTCCTACACAAACAGATTCAAAGCGCCTTACAAGAAATCCGGTTATTGGATCGCGCCAGCCGTCGATTTCTACATTCCAATTTTGGCCAAAGAATATACCGAGATGATTCAGGCCGTAATTAAAGAGAGCAGGCTCAACTAATGGCTGGCATTCCTAAGGTACGAGTCCAATTCGATGCAGACTTTGACCAATTAAAAAAGGGCGTTAAAGGCGCGACTAATGAGGTTGAGAGCTTTGGATCAAAGGTTGGAGATTTCTCAAAGAAGGCTGGACAGGCTTTCGCTCTTGTAGGAGCCGCCGCCGCCGTTATGGCAGTCAAAATCGGCATCGATTCAATCAAGGCCGCTTCCGACTTAGGCGAGACGATTTCAAAGGTCGGTGTGCTCTTTGGAGATAGCGCGAAAGAAATCGAGAAGTTTGCCGATGGAGCCGCGCAAAGTCTCGGACAGACAAAACAGCAGGCGTTAGATGCCGCCGCTAATTTCGCGATCTTTGGTTCATCCGCCGGATTAGCTGGAGAGGATCTAGTCAAATTCTCGACCGACTTCGTCTCGCTCGCTGGCGATCTAGCTTCATTTAATAATGTCTCGCAAGATGAGGCCATCAATGCAATCGGCTCAGCTCTAAGAGGCGAAGCGGAACCACTAAGAAGGTTCGGAGTATTACTAGACGCGGCAACACTTGAAGCCGCCGCATTTAGTCTCGGGATCTATGACGGCTCTGGAGCTCTAACAGCTCAACAAAAAGTCCTAGCCGCGCAACAAGTAATCTTTGAACAGACTACTACCGCACAAGGCGACTTCGCTCGGACTTCCGACGGGCTGGCCAATAAGACTAAGATCCTAACGGCAGAGCTGGAAAACACTAAGCTAATCATCGGCGAGGCTTTACTTCCGATTGTCTTAGATCTTGCCACCGCATTCTCTCAAAAGGTCGTTCCGTTAATTAAAGAATTCGCTCAAGGATTAGCAGGCAAGGAAGGATTAAATGAGGGATTAGAGAAATCTAATTCCGCCGCATTCGAGTGGGGTCAGCGAATTAACAAGGTGATTAAAATCGTCGCCAGTTTTAAGGATGAGATCGTTATTCTAATCGCGACTCTAGCCACGCTCTTTACAGTCTCTGCTATCTCGGGCTGGGTTATTGCCACAGTCGCAGGAATTAGAACTCTGATCACCGCCTATAACGCTCTCAAGGCTTCGGCAATCGTGGCAGGTATCGCGACGGCCTTCGCGCTAAATCCGCTCTTAGGAGTCGGAGCCGTGGCGCTTGCGGCAACAGTCTTATCGGCTGGCGTTGCGCTCTCTAATAAATACTCAAGCAACCTTCCCGGCGGCTTAGAGGAATCGATGAGCGGAGCCAATAATCGGATCCGGGAGCAGTTAAATAATGGATCATCAATCTCTCCTATCGTGGCGAGTACCGGGGCAAGTGCAGGCGGCGGCGGCGTTATCACGACTCAAGGCGGAACGACAGGCGGTGGCACAATCGGCGAAGCAGTCGCGAAGGGAGTCTCATCGGCTCTACCTAAAAATCTTAAGTATGATCCGCTTCCTAGCATGACTCCATCCGAATCTTTATTTTCAGATCTCACCGGAACTAAAGGCAATTTTCCCGGCTCCGGAGTTAGCCCATTCCTAGCTCAGTCTCCTAATATAAGCATCACAGTAAATGGAGCAATCGATAAGGAAGGCACAGCTCGCCAGATCGTCGAGATTCTAAATGACTCTTATTATCGCGGAACTTCGGGCGCTGGTGCGCTGGTTACATAATGACTCAATGGAGCCCAGTCTGGCAGATTAAAATTAACTCGGTTGAATATACGACCACGACTTTATCGAATCTCACCATCTCAAGTGGTCGAACCAATATCTATGAGCAAGCTCGGGCAGGTTATGCGAACCTAACTCTGATCAATCTCAATCAAGCCAGCGTCCCAATCCAGATAAACGATTCAATCTCAATTCAAGTAAAAGACTCAAGCGGAACTTTCGTCCCGATATTCGGCGGATCTGTGGTGGATGTGGGAATCGAAGTCTCAGAGGCCGGGTCTAGTGCCTACACGCAGACCATCACCATCATCGCTCTCGGAGCTTTGGCAAGGCTTCCGAAGGCTCTCACCGATGGAGTGTTATCGCAAGACTTCGACGGGAATCAAATCGAGACAATCCTTCGCGAAGTGCTACTGACTCAATGGCAGAGCGTTCCAGCCGCGCTTACATGGGCGACCTATAATGCGACCACTACATGGGCAACAGTTGCGAATTTAGGACTTGGAGAAATTGACACTCCGGGAAATTATGAACTAGCCAATCGGACTTCCGAGCGAACAGACATCTATTCTTTGGTAAGTGCGCTGGCGACTTCCGGGCTCGGTATCCTCTACGAGGATGCTCAAGGCTTGATTTCCTATGCTGATTCTACTCATCGAACAGTTTATCTATCCGCCAATGGCTATGTCGAACTCTCGGCAAATGAAGCTCTAGCGCGTGGGATCAAAATTCAGACAAGGGCTGGAGATGTTAGAAATGACATCACGATCAAATATGGCGCAACTTCATCGAGTGAAGTATCGGCTACGGATGCGGCTTCAATAGCCTTATACGGCGATCTGGCTCAAATTATCACGACCACGATTAAACACTCAGCCGATGCCACGGATCAAGCCGATTTTTATCTAAGTCTGCGAGCCAATCCAGAGCCTAATTTTAACTCCATCACTTACGCGCTCACTAATCCAGAGCTAGATGATGGCGATCGGGATGCGCTGATCAATATCTTTATGGGGCTCCCGGTATCGATTATCGATCTCCCGTTAAATATGAGCTCCGGGGCTTATCAGGGATTCGTCGAGGGCTGGAGCTTTGCCGCAAGCTATAACGAGCTCTCGATTACCTTCCTAGCTTCTCCGCTCGCCTATTCTCTCCAAGCTATGCGGTGGAATGATGTGCCTGTCGTTGAATTATGGAATACAGTCTCAGCTATACTCACATGGGAAAACGCCACGATCGTGGCATAAAGGAGAAAAGAATGGCAAATCCAACAACGAACTTCGGCTGGGTCATGCCGGCTGCGACGGACTTGGTTACGGATCTCCCGGCGGATTTCGATGTCTTTGGTCAGGCCGTAGACACCGATTTCGTCGGACTCTTAGGCGGTACGACCGGGCAGGTTCTCTCTAAGACTTCGGGAACAGATTTAGATTTTACATGGATCGAACAGGATGACACGACGCTATCCTTCAACGCTCAAACCGGAACGACTTATACTTTAGTCGCCGCAGATTTAGGCAAGCTTGTAACTACCTCAAATGCTTCGGCCGTAACAGTAACCATTCCACCATCAATCTTCGCGGCAGGAAATCAAATAAATATCCAATCTATCGGAGCAGGTCTTACGACTTTCGCCGCCGGAGCAGGTGTAACTATTACCTCAACAGGCGCGGCTTCGGCAGCTCCTATTCTTAGAGCACAGTATTCGGCCTGCACAGTTATCTGTACCGCTTCCAATGTCTTTACAGTTATCGGAGACATTTCGTAATGAGTCCAATTCTAGGAATTATTGCCAGCAGTAAAAAAGGATTCACTCAAACTGGCGATATTTTCGTTGCGATGGACAACTCTCCATATATTCAAGCCTACCAATTTGGAGCGGGCTTTGGCACGAAATATACTAATCCTGCAACTCTTCCCACAGGCGTAGTCCATGAGATAGCTTTAAATGCGACAAATACAAATGTCGCGGTTTCGATGACTTCTTCTCCGGGCGTTCA